TTAGATACTCTGGCAATATATGCCATAAGTTGCTCCGCATCAGGAGTAACACTAACAAGTTTTACAGTCATTCATCATCCTCAAATACTTCATCATAATCTGCTAATGCACCTACTTGATCATTATAGTTTTCTTGCTTATATGCATCAATATCAGAATAAACTTCTGACTCCAGTTCTGCCACAATCTCTTTAAGAGCCATAACTAGAACTTTTAATTTTCCTTTGTTCATTTGTGCTTAAAGTACTTATTAATAACTTCTACTTGATCCTGATATTTAGCAATGATGTTTAACTCATGCTCTATTGCTTCAGTTATATCAGAATGTTCTCCAATTCCTGCAGGATTGGTGAGATATACTTCTACATTCGCAACATGTTTTTGAATATCACCTTGAGCATGTGCTAATAATGCTTTAATTAATTGATCTCTCATGAGTATTCCATATTCAATAATATTATATACTAAAAAAGGGGGTATGTAAACCCCCTTCTCTCTTAAACAGCAGTAAGTTTCTTGGAAACTTTGATTCCTCGATACATAAGATCGAAGTTTCTGTGTTGTGCTGCTTCAGCGAGTACTTTCTTGTTGTACTCTGCAGAGTCGTACTCGACTCCACGGTAAGTGACTTTTGCCATTGGCTTTCTCCAAAGTAGTAGGGGTTTTAATCCGTTCCTTTAGTCGGCATTTGCGTCCTCAAAGCATCCTTCCTCGGCACTCATCTTAATCTGCTGAACTAATTCAGCACGACTCTCATTAGAAGGTATCCGAGAAATAATATCCTCGGCACTTTCACATGATAAGATGGTAGCGATTAAGAATTCCATGAGAATGAACGATCCGTTCCGTGTCGGCTTACTTGCGTCCTGAATGTATCAGGATGAACGATTGTGTTAATATTAACACATGTATATTATATAGTCAAGTAAAGTTATTTGAAGTACTTCTGAATAACCTCTATTTGATCATGGTAACGTGCGATTTTATCTAACTCAACTCCTATTGCTTCAGTGATATCAGAATGCTCTCCAATACCTGCAGGGTTTGTTAGATAAACCTCAACGTTTGCTCTATGCTTGGCAATTTCACCAGTAGCATGTGCGGTGATTGCTTTAATTAGCGAATCTCTCATGTATACCTCTTGCATGATTGTTGTGCTCACGTAATTTATTATACCATATCATGTCTTTTAATGTCACGTCTCTATTTAACTTAATTTTACATGCGATCTCAACGCATTTTAATCTTTGATCTTTACTCAACATTTAACTCATTACCATGTCTATCAACTAGACCAAGTTTTTTTATCTGTGCAAAGTTAGACTTCTGATTTTTCTTAATCTTCTTATATTCTTTAAGTAACTTATCAACTTCGTTCTGCGATACTTTTACATTTAATTCAGTGCCTTCATCTTGAGGGACAGATCCACCAAAACCTTTTACATCTTTCTTACTTTCTTTTTCTTCAAGGTAATCATTAATTCCATTCTGAATCTCACCTTCTATGATGTCATTTATCTGTGCTCTGATCTGCTCATCATTCATGGTCTTTTCCTTTTTCTGGTTGCTTTCTTATCAGGTTGCTTATAACCCCAAAGGTTTGGTTTAATTGTACCCATACCATGATCAAATCTTTTTACAACGTTTGGACCATAACGATCATAATACATGTCAAATAAATCTGTTCTCTTTGAACAACGTGTTAAATCAAGATGTTCTACACCATCTATATTATACCAAACTAGATGTGCATCTGTTGGAAAATTTGTATCTTGTGCTTTAACAAGAGTAGTCTTCTCCAACAAGATTTCACAAGAGTAATCAGATGGTTTAAATTTTTCTTCTACCTTTACTTCTTCTTCTGCTACTTTCTTTTCTGTTTTAGTCGTCATGACCTACCACCCCATTGAATGTCTGGATATGCTTCTTTAACCTGATCATATGTTATCTTATATTTTTCTGTCAATCTTTTATCCTTAACCAAACAAATTATCGCTGCTTCTTCTGGATGCAATCCCTCAAGCATCTGAATAAACATAGTCTCTCTACGAAGAGAACTTAAACTACTATTACCACCCTTTACAAAATGAAAAAGTTGTCTCCACTCTCTACGTAAAGATGTATGATCTGTTCCTACAGGGACTTCATTCTCCTTGTAAGGAACTTGACCTGCGGGAATAGCAGACTCAACTGTCTCATCAAAATTCCATATAAGAACAGCAGTTACAGCATCATCTCTATACTCTTTAAGTATTTCAACTTTCTTTGCCTTTGATCTTTGTTTAGATACAAGTTCAAAGATCTCATGTATGAAAGGATTTGGTGGTAACTTAACCTTCTTAGTCGTCGTCTTCGTCTTCGTGGGTGTCATGATTGTTTTCAATTCGTAGAGCTAAAATTTCATCGGGAAGTATATTCCCATTTGCGTCAAACATCTCTGGGTGAGAGTAGACCATTTGAGGAGTAGTTTCATATGAATGTTGTCTTGCCATCCATCCTATCATACCTCCTATCAATAATGCAACAATAGACACGAGAGTCATCAAAGTCAAGGTAACAATTATCATATTGTTAAAAAGTGTTTCGATTGACATGGCACTCCTCCAAGAGTTATTTTTTTCTGATGTCCAAATAAAAATTAAAGTGAAAGATAATCTCTCTATTCCATAAAGCAATTAACTTTCCAAATTTTATTTGAAATGTTTTTGGTTTTTCTGGTTTCCTCCTCCTGTTTCTTAGTAATAATTCAACCCCTCTATTGATTTCGGTTGATTTATTTTTATTTAGAAACTTTTTTTCGTCTTCCTGGTCTTCTGTCACGACTGTACCTCCATGCATCCTCAAGGATGCCATACAAATAAGTTTTTATTTTTCTTGCTTGGGGTTTAGGTATGTGACCATATGCCTCACGCAATTGTTTATGAGTATTATCATTTCCACCTTTGATATATGCCTCCATGTCTAAAACCAAATCACTCAATTCAATTGCAGTAGAACTTTCAATAAAAGCATCTACTTCATATTTTTTTGTCTTACGATACTTTAGAAAGTCATAGAATTTAAGAGTCATCTTACCCTCAAATGCATAATCTATGGCATGTTCAATCATATCATAAACGTTTTCAAAGTCGTCTTCTGGTTTCATTATACTAACTGATTCTCCTGTAAATACTTAACGGTTTCTGTACACCCACCAAGTTTGGTTCCGTTAAGTGTGACTTGAGGGAATGTAGACCCTTCACCAAACTCTCCATAAAAACTTTTTCTATCGAAATCTTTATTTAATTTATAAGTCACATAATTTAGACCTGCTAAATTCAAGACCTCTTGCACCTTAGTACAATAAGGACAACCATCTTTTGAGAAAACTGTAAAGTTGTTTGTTGACATAACTTTTTCTTCGGGTTCCAAGTTTCCGTGCATGTTAGTTTATAAAAATTAAAAATTTACTTATTATATATTTTCACGTTCTCTCACATCATACTCTATCACAATTTTCTTACTTGTTCTACCTTGACTGTTAGAGGTAACAAGTCTTTGCATCTTTCCACCAAGACATGCTGCAATCTGTAAACACTCTGAGATGAGTTCACCCTCATCCATTTTTATAAATTTATCTTCTTCTGTTGTCATTGTATTCTCCAATAAAAAAGAGACCCCGAAAGGGGTCTCTTGACTATAACATAAGTGTTTGGTTTTATCAACCAACAGATGGAGCAACGAGTGCAACTTCACTAGTTTCTGCAGAAGCAAGGTCTAGTGGGAAGTTATGAGCATTACGCTCGTGCATTACTTCCATACCAAGGTTTGCTCTGTTAAGCACGTCACCCCATGTAGGAACAACCTTACCAGATGTGTCTACGACTGACTGGTTGAAGTTGAAACCGTTAAGGTTGAATGCCATTGTGCAGATACCCATTGAGGTTAACCATACACAGATAACAGGCCATGATGCAAGGAAGAAGTGAAGACTTCTTGAGTTGTTGAATGATGCATACTGGAAGATAAGTCTACCAAAGTATCCATGAGCAGCAACGATGTTGTATGTCTCTTCTTCTTGTCCGAACTTGTAACCATAGTTCTGAGAATCTAACCCAGTGGTTTC